GATATACTCAATTACCATACGTAATCAACAAACAAACAGTCCACCTAATGTAAGAATACCTGTAATATTAAATAGAAAACCATTGAGTGAGCCTATTAATACTACAGATCCCTATTATGATTACTATCTTTTAAACGGAAGAACTATACCTACTATACGTGCTAATGAATATTTTTCTTTTAAGATTATAGGGCGTGATTTTGATACCAATGACATAGTATATCAATTTGGTGGGTTGCCGCCAGGATTAGTAGGTGATCCAGTAACCGGTTGGATAACCGGGATTCCTGTTATGAATGGCATGGGTATAAGTCAGTATGAAGTAAACGTCAGTGTTGCTAAAAAAAGAGCTACTGCGCTAGTGTCTGCACATGAAATATACTATATGACGGTGTCCAATGAAATTAAAGAAGATATTACTTGGGTCACTGATAGTGATTTGGGAACTATCCTTAATGGAACAACTAATGCATTAAGTATAAAAGCAACCTCAATGTTATCATTATCGTACAAAGTAGTATCGGGCACTTTACCTCATAATTTGAAATTAGATTCTATCGGTGAAATAATAGGTAAGGTGTCACAACAACCATTAGAAAGAGTGCTAAATGAAGGGGACGTAACTGAATATAACTTTGTGGTAGAAGCATACAGCCCTAGCTACCCTATATTTAAAAAACAAAAATCCTTTACTCTAAAAGTTGAACAATATTACTCAACACCATTTGAGACAATATATTTAAAGGCTGCTCCTAATATAGCTGGTAAGAAATTAATAAATTCATTATTGACGAATACTAATTTAATTCCAGCAGAATACGTATATCGCCCTAATGATTTATATTACGGCAAAGCTAAAGATGTTAGAATTGTGCAATCATATGGTGTCAAAGTCAGTACACTATTAGAGTATAACACTGCTGTGCAACAGAATCATTACTGGAGAAAAATAACCTTAGGTTCTATTGAAACTGCAATTGCAACAGATAATAATGGTCATATTTTATATGAGGTTGTATATAGTAAAGTAGTCGATGACTTATCTAATTTATCTGGTACCAGTATTACTAACAAATTATATTGGCCTCGCCCTATCAATTTGCGTTTAAATGCACACACAATTAATAACACTGATATTTTAACAAGCGCAAATTCTATATCAACTACCTCAACTCCGGGTACAGTTGATTATCTATATCCTGCTAGTCTTGAAAATATGAGAAATGAATTGAATGATGTATTGACGCAAAATTCTGACAGTAGATTACTTCCTAAGTGGATGACGACACAACAAGCAAACAGCAATACACTGGGGTTTGTGCAAGCCTGGATTATATGTTACACTAAGCCAGGAAAAGCCAAATTGGTTAAAGACTTAATTGATACTAAATGGGATCATAAGTTAAATGAAATAGACCTGACTATTGATAGGTATTATGTAGATAGAAGCTCTAGTTATAATTGGAACACTAATTTAGCAGTGCCTGCATGGACTGGGTTACCTAGTTCTACCCCAGTACCTGATCCTATAGACAAATATGATTTTAGTGTACTTTTTCCTAGAAAAACAATTTTACCCAACAATTCGCAGTAATAAATACTATACGGAATAACAAATATGAGCGCAATCAACACCAACAGTCTTAACGTAAATTATCCTACACCCGGAGTCAATAATAGTACTCAGGGATTTAGAGATAATTTTACAAACATCAAAAATAACATTGATACTGCAAAAGTAGAAATAACTGACTTACAATCAAAAGCTATCGTAAAATCTGGATTAACTGGAATTACTCTTAACAATGATATGAATGGTACATTGATTAGTAATGCATTAGTAAGAAGTTTTACAGCTACAACTCATAACTTAGGCAATGATATCCCTTCAAATATCTTCATTGATGTGAGTAAGGGTGATGTACAATATGGAACTATTACCAAAGACACTACTATTAGTTTTGGTGGATGGGGAAGAACAGGTACACAAAGTAATTTAGAACTGCGTTTCAATATTGCCAATTCTAGTGCTACTATATTTTTCCCTGACAGTACATTTAACGCTAGCGCAGTACTAACACAAGGTATGACTACCAGTGCTAGGGTCTTAGAAAATTACGGTTCAAATGGTTATCCTGATGTTAATACTACGTATTCTAATCAAGTGAACGCACCGGCCGGTGTATACAATTTGCAATATAAATTATCCACTATTGATTGCGGACAGACAATTGATGTATATCCAATTAATAGAAATCAAATTGCTAGTAGAATTGATTTACGTCAACCCTCTGGAAGAGGTGCACCAGGTGACAGTGCAGGAGCTATATGCACTAATGGAGCAAACTTATATATTTGTGTAGGTAGCTACAACGGTAGTTCAATGATATGGGGATATGTACCACTTTACGCGGTACCTGCTTAATTATGGAACATCCTTTCATGCCTGACATTTCTGATAAAACTGTAGATGAACTGCAAGCGTCTATGAATGACTTAACTAAAAAATTAACCTTTGCACACAGAATGGGTCAAAGTTTTATGATTAACCAAATCCAAATGGTACTTGAGGGATACAAAACTGAGTATGCCAAAAGAATGGATGAATTGTATAAAAAACAGAACATCCAAAACAATATTCAAATCACCAAATAACATCTAAACGGGCAAATATCTATTGCATATTTGTTCTAGTTGTGTTATCATAGCGTATGCGAACAGATATCTATGGTCAACAAATTCTAAATGAATCCGACCTGTGCGACTTGTTCATGCGAGACCCTTCCCGTACAATAAATTCGGCATACGTAGAACAATTAATAAACTTTGATTATGCTATAATTCTCGAAGAAAACATTCCAAAACTACTTCACTATGTAGAGCCTATTGGCTCAGTAGACGAGTTTGATTTTAAATCACAAGATAATTGGTATATGCCAGATGAATACAAAACATTTGATATTGCTAAATTTGTACTAGACTGTTGTAAAACCGATGAAGAATTACAAAGAGTTGGTGAGGAATTAATCAAGTTCCAAGAAAGAAACATGTTCCCCCTATTGTGTTATTGTAAGTATCTAGTAGATACAATGCGCAAACATAACATAGTTTGGGGAGTGGGTAGGGGAAGCAGTGTTGCTAGCTATGTTCTATTCCTATTAGGGATTCATAGAATAAATAGCTTGCACTATGATATATCAATAGATGAATTTTTAAAATAGGAGAAAATTATGGCAGTACATAAAACAGCAATGGGTAAGGCAGTAGACATGTCCTCACTATCATCACAGCATGAAAAAACTCGTGCAGTTGGTAATATGAACGTTAACGCACGTGGAGACATTGTAGATAGTCACAACCGTGTTATTCAGGACAATACTAAACGTGTTAAAACAACATACAATAATTCAGTCAGTGACCATTTAACTCCTGGTACACCACCTGAAGCACCGAAACCCTCGTCTAAAAAGAGTGAGCTTGTTGCAGACGAACCAATTGAGCTAACCAAAGATGAGGAAGATTTATTTAATGACGATGAAGAGGAAGTTAAAAAGTGAGTGAGATAACGACAAAAAAGGCTTTCGAGCCTCATAAAATCACTAAAGCATCATTCAAGCCATTACACAAACATGTCATTGTAAGTGGAATGGAATTTACTGAACGGTTCACTACCGGCGGTATTGTATTGTTAAATGATGATATGAAAAGTCATGGCATCCGTCCTCGATGGGCACAAGTATATGCGCTTGGCCCAGACTTCAACCAGGATGATGATATCAAAGTGGGTAAATGGATTTATATTACTCATGGGAGATGGACACGCGGTATCGATATTGAAGATGAAACGGGTAAACACACGTTGCGTAGAGTGGATGCTGATGATATACTATTGATATCTGACGAACCCGTCAATGATTTAACAATAGGTGATAAAGGCGTTTAAATGATAAACTGGATACGAACAAAACTACATAATTTTATATTCCCACAAGATGATGTTATAGCGACAATATCTAACAGAAAGAATACTATTAGTCGAGGATCAGACCTTAATAGTAGAAATGGAATGAGTTTTACAATACATCAAGCTAATGGTGGACATATTTTAGAATATTCATCCTACGATGAAAAAACTGATAGGAACAGTCACAATCTACACATCATTACCAGTGACCAAGACTTGGGTCAAGGTATTGCACATGTTATCACTTTAGAAATGTTAAGGAAATAAAATGTATACTACAACTTATAGAACCGCAGAAGGTATTAATTCGGCAATGGCCAATGTGTATAAGCACATGAGTCTAGCAGTTATTACATCAATGATTGTTAGTTATTTTGTTGGCTCTAGTCCAGAACTATTACAATTCTTTTTTACAGGTATAATGAAATGGATTGTAATCTTTGCCCCACTAGTAGCAATCTTTGGTGTTACTATTTTACTCAACGCTAGCCCAACTAAACAGACAGCACAACTTTGCTTACATGGCTTTGCCGCATTAATGGGATTGAGTTTTGCTACAATCTTTGCAATATTTACTATGGGTAGTATTGTAAATGCATTTATGAGTGCCGCAATATTGTTCGGTGTAATGAGTGGTTATGGGTACTTTACTAAACAGAGTTTAGATAGTCTTGGCAAGTTTATGTTTGTTGGATTGATTGCTATTGTTATTGCCAGTATTGTCAATATCTTTATCGGATCAACTGTCATGCAAATGGTAATCTCTGCACTAGCTATTATCATCTTCCTTGGCTTGACAGCATACGACACACAAAAGATCCGTGAAGAATTAACGGTAGATACCGATACTTCTATCGCAGAAATCCGAGGTGCATTGACATTGTACTTAGATTTTATTAATATTTTTATTAACCTGTTACAATTATTCGGTGGAAGAAAAGAATGAAAGATAATCTTTGGGTAGAAAAGTATCGCCCTCAAACAACAGAGGATTATGTATTCGTAGATGATCGCCAACGTGACCAAGTTGCAGGCTGGATCAAGAACGAATCAATCCCTCACTTGTTATTGTCAGGTGATCCGGGTACAGGTAAGACAACTCTTGCTAAAGTATTGATTAACGAACTGGGTGTTAATGAGTATGATGTACTAGAAATCAATGCGTCACGTGAGAACAGTGTGGATGTTGTTCGAAATAAGATTGTTAACTTTGTTCAAACAATGCCGTTCGGTAAATTCAAGGTTGTATTGCTTGATGAAGCAGATTACTTGACTCCTGCAGGACAAGCCGCACTACGCAATGATATGGAAGCATATCATATGACCGCACGATTTATTCTTACTTGTAACTACGAACATCGTATTATACCAGCACTTAAGAGCAGATGTCATGAGTTTAGGATCACTAAGACAGACAGAACTGAATTTACAGCACGTGCGGCTACTGTACTAGTAACAGAAGATATTACCTTTGAATTAGATGTACTTGATAGTTATGTCAATGTTACATATCCCGACTTGCGAAAATGCTTGAATCAATTACAGGTAAATAGTAGTACAGGTACATTACTTCCTCCCATCAGTACTGGTAGCGGTGAGGACGAATTGTTATATGAAGCTACACAATTGTTCAAGGCTGGAAAAATAGCAGAAGGTAGACAACAACTGTTACAGTATCTCAGTTTGAACCCATCAAGGTTAGAGGATATCTATCGTTGGATGTATAACAATCTTAATTTGTGGGGCACTACAAATGAGAAACGTGATGCTAGTATTATCTTTATTCGTAACGGATTAGCTAATCTATCATTAGTTGGAATACCAGAGATTAGTTTAGCGGCAACATTAGTAGAATTAACAAGTTGAGGACAAAATGAGATATTTTTTAGCTACATACATTAGAAAGCCAGACGGCAAGATTGACGAACAAGTTGAGATTTCGAAGAACTTAAGAGATAGTGACCTGCAAACATGCAACATCATTTTAGATTTTAAGGAAAAGAAAGTTATAAAAAGTGTTATTCAAGGACAAGCAGTACCTACTACATGGGAAGCAGTCTATGAGCATTATCGTAAAGTCTATCCAGACTACATTGATGAATTAGAAAAAATGCAAGACGAATAAAAAGGGGCATAAGCCCCTTTTTTAACCGTACAATTTAAGTACGTGTTCGATGATCCGGTGTCTCTGCACATCTTTTATTTCAAAGTGGCATAATTGTAGACCCGGAATCACCCCCTTCCTCAATCGATTTTGTAAGTCTAGTAGCCCATTGTCGGCTGTTTTACGATCGGCTTGCTCAATGTCGCCAGTAATTACAATCTTACTGTTGACGCCGATTCTAGTCATAATCATTTTGATTTGACCAGGGGTTGCATTCTGAGCTTCATCTAATATGATCCAGCTGTCCTTGAAGTTTCGACCTCGACAGAATGCTAGGGGTGCAATTTCCACTATCTGTTCTTCTAGCATGTGGGCGATTTCTGCGGCTGTATAATATTCTCTTAACACATCTAACAATGGTCTTGTCCACGGTTCCATCTTTTGATTGATATCACCTGGCAAGAATCCATGTTGTTCGTCTTCTACTCCTATAGCAGGTCTACTAAGAATAATACGGTTAGTTTCTCCGGCTTTTAGTGCTTTGATGGCAGCTAACATAGCTAGATAAGTCTTACCGGTACCTGCAGGACCACCGACTACTACAATGTCTGTAGTCTCATCAAGTAGTGCTAGGATGTATTTTTCTTGGTTAACTGACTTAGGGATAAGGTTTATGGCCTTCTTTTCCGTACGAGTACGGGATTGGTCAAATTTGATTGTTTTTGTTTCCTTTGTGTAGTAAGTTTGAGAGTCTTGTTTTTTGCTGTGTGAAAAGCGTGTGTCTTGTTCCTGATTGCGTAAAGCGCCTGTTTTTCGTTTGCTCAAAGTATTTCTCCTTTGTTAGAGCGTGAGTATTGATGAAGTACTCAAAGATATTTAAAGGTATCTTACTGAGTTAAAGTAGCATACTTTTAACACAAACTTTTAGCATAAATATTAGGCTGTCACCGAAAAACTTAATTGCTCATAATCATGCTTCCAATGATAAATACACTATGAGTAAAAATACAGCCAACGATTTTTTCAACGATATTGATTACCCTAGTATTATTGATACTATTAAGGGCATCTACACCAGCGACGGTTCTATCAACACACTACTTGATTTTGAACGTGTTTTAGACGAATCAGACCTGTATGCGTTTAAGAACTGGATTTTAGGTGAATTAGTTGCCGGTCCTATTATCAATAAGTATACAGTAGCATGTATATTCATGTACCCAGAAAAGTTAATGCCCAATCCAAAAGGCGGCAAAAGACTGACACATTTGGGGTGCAGAATTCACTTCAAAAAGACAACCATCGAAGTACCTATCAAACTAGAATCTAATGATGATTTCAAACCAGGAACTCACTATCCTAAGATGGTTGAGAAAAGTGTTTGGTTAGTACGTATTGAAATTCCTAAAGAATTAATGAATGATATTCGTGAAGGTTCTATCGATCTAGCCGGTCAAACATTAGACCTAGACGAACTAGATAATGCATATGATGAAGACCTAGATAAAGAAGGTGCTGAGGGGGGCGGCGAAGAAGCACAAACTCAGCAAGGCGGGGCATTAGATTCTCCAATGGCCGCGGGTCAACCACAAATGCCAGGAGCAATGTAATGAAATTATTTGAAAATTTAGATCACCATGACTTAGTTGGACAAATTATTCCAATCGTTAGTATTGATGAATATGCCGCACAAGCCGGTAGTGATGATGAGATTGTTACTATAGCATTTACTGTTAAAGGTGACCAAGCAAGTCAGGATCTAAGCGACTGGTTTGAACGTGGTTATGATTGGATTCTTGATGCCGCAGTCAGTGAAGGTGAATACACACCGGGAAAAAATCTAGTGTTTGTTGAAATTCCACGCAGAACTACTGCACCTGCAAGAATCATCGAATTGATAGATGATTTAGAAACACTGTGTGATATTCCACCAACTGAATGGACTATTAAGTTTGATGGTGAAGAGTACGATGCTGATCCGGAACAACTTAAATCATTGCTTACATTAAGCCCACACGATTAT